ATTTGTTTTAGGCAAGAAGTTCAGTGACATTGCTTCTGCTTCCAACTTGTCCTTGATGACCGGCGATATGAATTTCTTTACATCTTCTGGTTCAATATTATTGTCACTACACACCAACAAGATTGCTTCCATATAACCAATTGTTTTTTCAGCCACGGTTGCTTCAATCATTTTTGAGAACCGTGACTTATTTAGAAATTTATCTTCAACACTCATTTGTCCAATGCCCTTAGTAGAATTGTATCCTTATTGAGTCTACCATTCGGCACACTCGATTTAGTGGTAAGCTGTTTCCACTCTTTATCGATTTGAAGTGGTGTCTTATTGAGAATGAGAGGAATGAAGTCATCTGGCTTCCGAAGTTTGACAGCGCGGCTACTCACTTGATCAAAATTCTTAATGGAAGTACCAGAGACTTCAAACCCATTGGCGACTGTCGTTACATACTCAGTCAATACACGCGATTTGGTATTGAACGTATAGAGTCTTGCTCGACCAACGATTTGTATTGGTGGTATCGACACCAACTTGAAATCATTGTCTTCGACTTTATACTGCACACGAGCCACCTGTTTATCAGCTGCACGGGGTCCCTTGACCCGGGTCTTACGAACTGCCTTTGCAGCTGATTTCAGCTTGTCAAGATCGGAGAGCATGACTTGACAGGCTTTAATACGGCGATTGATCTCTGGTCTTTTCAAATGTGAATAACCTTCAACGGCATCAGGGCACCGTTTGTGATAGGCATCTTCATAATCTAATAACCATCCTTCAACCACCTCACGAACTGGACCAGCTGCTGAAGCCGGCAGTCCATGTCTCTTAAATTCTTGATAGAGATCGATCGTTGTCTTTTCACCTTCAATCCACTGATCTTCGAGATTCAATAGATCTTGCATGATTGTGGCAGATACTTTATTCTGCAACCTTTGCATAGGTGATAGTGATACAACACGATCAGAGTCTTTTTGACGCTGAAGCTTTTCAAAGTAAAGAGGTTTACCGAGTTCTACGAGCTGTTGCACATAGTCGTTAAGTTTCTCTTTCCAATATTCGATACGTTCGTTTGTTTCGTTCGTATACGTAACATATGCAGCCGTAGCACAATGATAGCCAAGAGACCAGAATTTATATTCTGGACATGCGTTCAGATACTTATAATCTTCGGCAGAAGTCTTTGTCTTTGCGTAAGACTTCAATGCAGAAATTAGATCTTTGCGTTCAACTTCTGTATGAAAATATGAATGAACTGCGTCGATACCACGATCGAACGGCGCAGCAGCAATACCTGATCTGCGACGTACAGCAACTTTCTTTTTACGTTTTACCATTGGCATGATAACTCTCCTAGATAATTGTAGCCTAATCTATTATATCATACTTTTGTGTAAATGTACACAGTTAATTTTGGAGCGGGTACGGGGAGTCGAACCCCGATCCTCAGCTTGGAAGGCTGTAATAATCGCCATTATACTATACCCGCTTAATTCCTTCTCATAGTAGCAATTTCTTTTGCCGCATTACTATCCTTACGAATAGGTACCATATTTGATTTGTGTAACGTACCGATACCGGCCAACTCATCGCCAGTATATTGTTTGGCAACACGTTTGAAACCATTACCAACTACATCTGATGTTGGTGCTACACGCGTTGTTGTATAATCAGGCATAGGCGCGCGATATGAAGAACCTTTTTCGTAACCGACACGCTTAAGCAAAGATGCCATTTTACGTTCTTCTTCGAGAACAGCGGCGGTCTTTTTACGAGCTTTACGCTTCTTCGTATTTAAGGACGACATTCCCCTCACTAAGTGCATTGTCATATCTACCATATCCCTTCGCTGTCATGTTGTTAATACGTTCTTGTAGATAACGCCTGACGATTTTTTCTTCCGCAGTGTATGGCTCGTTTGACTCATACCTACGAAGCATTTTCATACGTTCGAGTTCACCTTCAAATACACGTACCGCGGTCATTCGATCGCCAGACATATTACCTAACATATTATATCACACTTTCTTAGTTTTGTACACTAATATTTGCATTTGGCACAGGAGCCGGTGTATGAACAGGAAGATCAGCAATTGCATCCACAATGATACTCATCTCTTTGAGTTCTTGGTCATTCATACCATCAACTCTCGTATTCAATTCAGCCCATGCACTCTGTGCAGACAGCTTTGACATCAGCATTTTGTCACGTGCTACACGATTCTTCAGAATCTTTGATGCTTCTGAATCTGTATATTCAAGAAGAACATAAGCACGATATTGAGTACCATTCGGTACTATCGAAGATTCCATCACACGATAACCTGCAACGTCGGCGTCTGCAATAATATTAATTGTAGCTTGTTCGAATTCATGTGCAAGTTCGTTTGTAAAATCGTCAGCACCCATTTTACCTTTAAAGGTCTTCATCTGAGAGCGAAGCTTTGAATCAATACGATCTGCGAGAGTCGTCTTTGCTGACAGTGTTGCAATGTCGACAGCTAACTGCATGTCTGGTGTAATTGCCGTGCCGACCGCATAGACTGCATTGTCTTCAGAAGGAATTTCTGTAAACCAACTTGGCATATGATTGATTTGCTCTTCAACTTGTGCAACTTTATATTCATATTCCTGCTGAGACATTGCTGCATCAGGAGGAACTTCCTTTGCACATGCAGCCAATAAACCGACAGAACCAATTGCAATTATATTTCTCATAACGAATTTAACCTTTCAATCATCATGTCTCGAATACCAGAAGTAATAAACCAATCAAGCGCTTCTGGATAAAAAATTACTGTGCTTGCTCCAGCAATAAAACCAATTCCCAATTTAATCATCTTATAATACCCATACTCAAAAGTGATTCTAAAAGATGAGCAGCTTGATCACCTTCTGGTGTATACTCATCGCAATCAAAACCAAATAATAACTTCGACATGCAAGTTCTTACTTCGACGTATTCCGTTTTCGTAACAACTTCTCGAGGTGCAGTTTTACAAGTATAAAGTGTTCTTCCATTTGTGTTCCCATGCCGGTCCACGTCGATGGTTCTTTCATACTTACATTCTTGACCAAGCTCAGCCTTAGTCCCAGTCGTTATCATGACCAACGGTATCGCGGTAAGCATTACCATAATACTTTTCCGCATACTGAGGTGCATCAGTCCACGCATAGATATTTCCATTATCATATTTGTCAAAAGAGCGTGTTTCGGTTTTACGAACACGTTGGTTGCGATTCAACTTTTTAGTGAATTTTTTAGAAGCCTTACGAATAAGGGCCATGCGCTGTGCTTGTGTTTGCGCCATAATATACTCCTCAAAAATTATACCTAATCTATTATATCACAGTTTTCAGACAATGTAAACAGTTTTTTTCAAGAATTGTAAATTTTTCTCAACATGTCTTCGAACTGATCAACCTTTTCAATACGATTCGGCCATAGAATGTATTCTTTTTCGGGGTTCTTTTTCAGGTTATTAAGCAACGGTGTGATTGCGTTATAAAGCTTATCAAGTTTTTCCTGTGTGGTAAGAGCAGCTTGTTCAGCATCATCAACAAGTGCTTGAGTTTTTTGTACTGCTTTAAGCTCTGTCTCGTCGACAGCGGTAAAACCAAAATCAAAATCAATATCAGACACTTTCACGTCTCCATACTGCATAATTAATAAAGAAAAAATAACCTACCACAAACCAAAACACGCTGCCAATTAAAATGGCCTGTGAAATTATCCAAGCTGCAAAGATGCAGAGAAAATAATCACCGATATTTAGTTTTGGGGTGACTTCACTTGCTTGTAGCATACGTACTTATTTCCAATAGGGGTTTCAATTGGCATTGAATATACACCAGGTTCATCACTCGGTGCTCTACACGGCTCGAGCTTTTCCCAATATGTATAACCATTTGCCTCGTTTTCAACTTTTGCGTTAAAGAAGTCTGCGTTTGTCCACGCGACTAATCCTAAGAATAAAATACCTTCAATCATTTGTTTTCTCCAAGTTTAGTTGGTGGCTAACCGTTGGCCACCGCGGATGTATTGAGGCATCACCCTTAAATTGAGCAGAGCCGGTGTATAGAGCCCGGGTGCGTTCTCCTTTTGTTATGTAGGGCTTCCACCTACTCCCACCTCGCTTTTATGTCTGCGTGTCCAAGACAGTTCTATTTATAAGGTTTCCAGCGGAGGAGCTGAGAGAGGAGCTAATTGGCTCGACTCCGCTGGAATTCGATGTACGCAATAATATCACGCACTATTTCACTTGTTGCTTTATTATAAGGACCCATAATATTATCTATCTCATCGTAGTAATGTACACCATTTGGATCTACAAGGCAATGCCATAACTTACGAGTACGATCATCCGGATCTTCATCGACCTCTGTACGATATTGCCAACCATCGACATAGAACTGTAAAAAACCGAATGGCGTCATTATGCAGCATCCGCTTCCATTAACAATGCCATTTGATCGCAGAAGTGATGCAACTCACCGTTTGTCATCTCTGACAATTTAGGACTAATGAAACGAGCATAAGACTTGCTCATCGCATCTGCAGCCATATAGTATGCTGACTCTTCAAGCTGTTGACGCTCGAACTCAGCAAACGTGCCAGAAGGTACCCGCTCTGACCAATACTCAGTATCGGTATGACATGGCAGCTTACCCATAAAATTGCCTGGTGCAGCTGCTGTAAATGCTTCTGCTTCAGCACGTTGTGCTACGATATAATCTACTAAAGACTTTTCCATTATGCTGCTACCTTTTCTTCAACAGTGAAAGACGCAACTTCGTGGTCTTCGAAAAGGCTGTCAATAACAGCAGTCAGACCTTCACGAGTATGACGAATGGTTTCCCACTTATCACCGTTTTCCATGGTTGTAGTGATGATAAAATAATCGATGTTTCTAAGTGTCTTTTTCATTTTTAGCTCCTCTAGAAAAAATAACTCTCTTATATATTATATCATACTTTTACCGTATTGTACACACTTTTTTTCACTTTTTTTCAATTTTTTTTACCAAGTTCTTTCATCGCCACTCATTGTCGGTGGATTTTCAAGCTGTTCAATACGAGTCTTTAATTCATCTACTTCTTCAACCAACTCTTTAATTCTTTTATAAAGATGGTATTTTTCCTGTGCTTCTAATGCAAGCTGTCTCTGATAAATGTTCACGTCTGGATCCATTCTTTATACATCTCCTCCTGTAGTCGATACGCCTCTTCTTCCCATGGAAGATTCATATATGTATCGACTGTATCATAAATTCCTAGATACTCTTCACCTTTCCAGGCTTTACGAATACCGTAATCTTTCAGTAATCCACGTTCATGCTGTCTAACGTGAACCATTTCGTGGAATATTGCTGTAATAAAATCTTCTTCTATGAGACCTGTTTGCACTTCGATTTCATGCTCACCTTTATCGATACAACAGTGATACGCATCAGCATCGTCTGGTATATCTGTGATATTAATATCAACAGTAAGATTTTTTTTACGCGGCATTAGATACTTAAGAGCAAAGTTTACAGCCTTGAACGCTGCTGCTCTTTCGTTTGCTGTTCCGCCGTCTATGTTTAATGCAATCATAGGAATATTATATCATACTTTTCAAACAATGTAAACAGTTATTTTGTTTCGACTACAATTCTTACGTTATCAGTCGTTTTGACTTTAATTGCGTCGTGTTTATGGTGCAGTACAAATTCAACATCTTTAAAATCTTTAAACATGTTTTCCCAGATTGGTCGCCAGTTTGTGGCTAGTCGATTATTATTCATATTGCCGCGATCTGAATTAATCACAACATCTGTGTAGCTTCGAAGATTAAAATCAAATATCGAATCAAATCCCCATAAATGTAGACGTTCACACTTCAGTTTCTCGAGAGCATAATAGGCTGCAAAGTGACCACAATTAAAGTCTGTATAGTTCTTAGCATACTTCGGCTTTTCGAGATAAAACTCTTTAATTCGAGTTGCAATTCTCATATGAAATTGTGGATGCGTTTCGCAATAGTGTTTCGGTCTGATACCACATATCCATTCACCAGGTGGATTAGCCTGACCCGCGTCGATGATATTCATCATCTTATAGTCAACGATACATGTTGCATACATGTCAGTAATTTCAAACGGCGGTACATTACATGCAAGCTTTAAACCTTTGCGTGGTTCTTTCGTATAAAACTGTGAACAATCACCGTTGCCAATAACGTGTACAGCTTTAGGCATTTATCACTCTCCGTATTTCCATCAACCCTTTAATCTTATCCTTACCCTTTTGGCCTGTATGATGTTGAATCTTGATAGGACCTTTATAGTCATCATGATCAGTAGCGAGTCTCATTACGTTCCATTCAAAAGGTAAATCATGAATATGTGTCATTCTCGTAATTGGATTCAATAAACTATGTAACACTTCTTGGTCACCGACATTCGGATTTTCTCTTACAGCTTTACACCATTGATGTAGAATTAACGGTTTGTCAATAAATCCGACAACACCAGAATTATGCCACGTTTCTCCACGTCGTTTTGTCCATGGTTTATCTTCAACCATATTTAATTTATTCGGTTCTAAAAGCTTAAAGAGTGGCTCGATATTTGACTTAACCTCTGCATCGATATCAATCCATATCGTTTTCTTTGCAGGAGTATTAATCATTGCAATCGGTTTATTGAACCATCCTTTGTCAGGTGTATTTGTAAGATCCATTACAGGACCATTGATTTTTCGTTTTGCATCTTCAGACATACCGAAGTCACAGACAAGAACATTTGTACGAGGCGAATGCACTCTTACATTCTCAATAAACCAGTCCCACATCCATTCTGCGTTACTGTCAAATCCTGTCATAATACAGGTTTCATAATTTGGTTTCATGTCAAAACATCCTCAATGCCATATTTTTTATTGAAGTTGTGCTTAGCAAGGCAACCATTAACATTTTGAATAGTTGAAAAATCGTCGTGTGCTTCGCATACCCATGGATAGATCTCTTGAATCCACGGAAAATATTGATAGTTGAGAAAGATATCTGTTGGACGAGCTGTTTGTTGTGCCTGTTCAACCATTGCCCATGCGCCTTGTGGGTTAACTATATATCCGTGAGCTCCACCGAAATAACCCTTTTGAGTTAATGGACCAGCACCAATATGCGAAGGTGATTTAAATTCACCATAAGAAGGCTTTGAAAATGTTGCAAGTTTACCGCGATAACTAATTGGAGGCATGCCTGTTAATACAGCATCATGTTCAAAAATATACGTAGGTAATCCGCTCGTAATACATCTTTCCCATAAACTAAAATGAGATAGAAACGCAGCCATACAATTAAGCTTACGTGAATATGTTTCTTCAAAATATTTAGGAGGAAGATTATGAGCCGCAAACATATCATACGGACGATCTTTTGGAGTTATCGCTTTAAATTTATGAATCTTAAAGTCGTACATATAGCCAGATTTGATGCATCTTTCTGCTGCTTTTTCTGACTTTTCATTTCCTTCAATCGTAATTACAAAAGCTTCATATTGCATAATTTAATCCGTAGTAGTAGATGGTAATCCTTGTACTTTAGTATAGAATTTGCGAGTAACGCCCATGTTTGGTATTAACTGCTTACACATAAGAGCGTCATTAGGCCATAGACCAAATTCTTTTGCAGCCTCAATAACGTTCTTAGCTCCAGCAGGTTTAATTATATATGCGCTGTTTCCAGCGAGACCTTGAGGTACATTAAACTCGTCGATATCCGGTATTGTCATAATTTCCTGACCTGAAGATTCAATTAAATCTTTAAGCTGATGGGCTTTTCTTGTGGCAGCTAAAGGATTATTAATTCCAATGATATCGAATTTCGAATCTAAAATATAATCGTAATCAAGTTTTGATATAAACTCAGCGTCGTGTTCAAGTACAAGTATTGGCTCATTCTTTTCATATGACTCATACCATATGCGATAATGACTCATTGCACATGCGATACGCCGATCTTTATATTTTGTGGGATATGCTCTCTTTGTCAAACCAGAAGCAAAATCAATTGTCTCGCCTTCCCACGGATAGTTCCATTTCAACCCTGCACCTTGCATTGTGACTTGAGCCATGTTTGCAGGAGTCGCATGAAATGCTGTAATTACGAAATCATTTTTTACACGAACGGAAGATTCGACACATTTACGTGCTCCTTCTTCGGATACTTCAACACCATGTAGCGTAATCACATATGCTTTCATTTTATAATACCTTGCTTTAGATCTTCTATGAAAATCCTACGCCCGTCCCAGCCGGCATAATGAATAAAATTATATTTGCTATAGTCAAACGTTCTGGCGTGTGTAGCAACCATAAAATTCCACTTCTCATCAATCACATGAGAGCTCTTTGGATTCTGAGATCTCCACTCATTCATGTATGCTTGATCTGTATGTATAGGCGGAAGAACTTTATCAATACACTTTTGCTTCACAAATTCTTTAAGACTTTTTCCAGCTTCTCGATCAACCATTTGCATACCACCGTTTACAAACTTGTCGTGGTATGGCACGTTATTCCAAACTTTACCTTTGTCCTGTACACCCATGTGACCATGTATTTCAGGTAATGGTTCAGCCCATTCTGGAATCCATACATCATTATCGATAATGACAATGTTATCGTAATCGCGATCCATGCTGAGATAGCGAATCAATGTAGAACACTTATTCTTTCCGCCATCGCTATAATCGTGGTGCAAATCTTTTGTGTTCTTATTGAAGAAATGTATATCAACTTCTGTAGGATATTCTGTGATCAGTTCATAGTCATATCCATACTTTTCACAGTATCTCTTTACGGTCGGCATGCAGACCGATTCAAATTCTTTTGCAGCAGCTTTTGCTTGAGGGCTATCTTCTTTGCGGTAAACATAACCATATGTGTTACCGACAGAAACTTGTATTATAAGAGTGCTAGACATTTTTCATAAACCATATCAACAGTAATTGCCTTATTTGCTTCTAAGCAATGTGGACAATTGTACGTAGAACCACACGGTGTTTGTGGGTGATCATAACTTATATATGTGCTGGTATCATAGGCAATAATGCTTTCATCAACCAGACCTCCGCAGATCACGACCATTGGTATCTCATATCCGCCAGTAATGTGATTCATAAGACCATCATAACCTACAGCCCAAGATGCGAAGCTCATAATTGCAACAGAAGCTCGGATATCCGGTGAAACAATGTTTATTGCATTTTCAAGTTTCGGTTCTTTATACTTACCGCCTGGTTGGATTCTTACAACAGGCACATGTTTACTTAAACGATTTGTAAGATCTTGGTACTTATGAAATCCCCAGTTTTTGTTTTGAGAATAAAATGCCGCCTTGAAATCCGGATTAATTAAAAAGAAGCGATCTCTTAATCCATGCTGATCAAGTGTATGAATCGCAAGGTTTACTTCTTCGTGAGTAAGTTTCACTCTGAAAGGTTTCGGCTTGTAATCTCTAAAGACCATTCTCTCTCCGAGAATTGTGTTTTCTTTTCTTTTAAGGTAATAGTCTATATGTATATCTGATTTTTGCTTCGTATCTCGAGCATTTACAGAAAGCTCACCTTTCTTTGAAAGCCATGGTATTTTGTGGAAGAATGGAGACCATCCACTTCCAGCTACTGGCTTAATCGTTTTACCTGTCTTCTCATGTATTCTCTCGGCTTCACCGAGAAACATGATGTCATCACCCATTCCCATTTGGCACCAATATCATATTATTAGATTCAACTTTACATTCATGAACAGTGTAACCTGTAGGAATCAAATGCTCTCTTAGAAGATCGCGATTATTGATCTTCTTTTCCCAGTTAATTTGCTCTGTACCATATTCGATATAAATTATAGGCTGACATCTTTCAATTGTTTCTCTTGCACCATTCATGACAAGACGATCAGGTCCATCTACATCGACCTTTATAAAATCAACGTTGTCAATATTCATATCGTCAATCGAAAAGCATTCGATGTTTCCCTTTTCTGTAGAACTAATCCACTTTGCCTCTCGACTGATATGACCATGCTTATCCATAATTGGATACGGATAAAGAGTTGCTCGCGACATGTCGACATTGTAAGAGATGCCTTCATAGTGTATGTCTCTCATCTCTGCCATATAGACATGTTCAAAGCCAAACTTATGAAGCTGTACAGTAAAAGAACCCCAACGAGCACCAATATCGAGAGCATTTCTTTTACGATTCAAGAATGGTTTAATCTCTTCGAATTGAGGTGCCGCAGAATTTGTTTTGTAATGACCAGTCGGTTGATGTACGCCCTTCGAGTTTAAGAGTATATCAGCGTCATACCTTTTCTGAGACCAAACATTATCTTTAAATTCGTGTTTACGCATGATACAAGCTCACATCTTTAAAATAGTTTTCTTGTTCTTCGTCAAGTTTCCAGAAATTAAGACGAGCTCCTCTACGAAGTATCTCTCTGCCCATCCATGCAACATCCCAGCCGTCAGGAAATCTCGAATCATTCTCTCTTCTTTGTACGTTATGATAGTAATGTATCTTACTGCAAGGCATAAGAAACTTTGCGATATGTTGCATGCCAGATCCAGCACCAATATGAAGCTCTGCTTGTGACGTCACGTAGATAATATCTTTCAAAGATTTATATTGTCCTTCACCGCCAGTGCGAACCACTTCATATCCATACTCGTCACGATACCATTGTTCAATTCTATCCGGCAAATCTTTTTCATACTTGTCAGGTCTACGATAGATTTGTTGAGCATCCCACTGAGCTGTGATATAAGGTTTCTTTGGTAACTCAAGATCTTTACGAGGTACAAAATTTCCGGTAGGTATCTCTTCGAATTGAGAAGAATATTTGTGATACATCTTCATACCATCTGAAGCGTTATTGTGGAAAGTCATAGTATTGCCGATCTTTTCTTTACCAATAATCACGTCACCGAAACCGATAAAATCGTTTAATTCTTTTTGATCTTTATGTTTAATTTGAATATTGACTCGAGTATCCTCAACGCAGCTAATCATATGTGCTAAAAACAGTGCATCAATCGTATCACCAAGAGCATGTGGATTATGAGGACATTGGAGTGTTATCATTTCACCGCTACACAATAGAAAGCATTATTCAGATCAATACCAGAAGTCCATACGTTTGTATAGCCTTTATTTACGAAATAGTCATTCAAATATTTCGGCTCTAGAATATTCACATGTTTGCGGTTGTTCCACGGTCTCCAATATGTCTGACTATAATGTGGGAGGTATAAGAAGATGACACCGCCGTCTTTAATCTTTGTGGTCCAGTAATTCAGTACACCGACCCAGTCTGGAATATGTTCAAGGCAATGTGAACTAAAGATATAATCGAGATCGTCATATGGAATATTCATCGCATCGAAATCGTTAATTTCAGGATCGATAGGATATGCATCAGGAAATTTCCATTCTGGTTTCATACATCCAATATCGACACCTTTACCACTACAGAAATGTTTTGCAAACGGTATCGCAAACTGTGCTGCATTTCCTTCTGCTTGGAAATGTGGATAACTAATACCGTCGTGCTCAATTGTTTTAACCATATAATACTGCTCCATTATTTTTTGCACGAATCAAGTGATGAGACTTATATTGTCCTGTCAATATATGTATCTGTTCCCATCTCTTATAAAATTGAGCTACATGCATCATACCTGAATCTACACCGACATGAGCATCTGCGTGATGCATTGCATGAGCAATATGGTGTAATGAATCACGAAGCTCAGGTGTCTTGGCAGAGCCGCCGACATGCACAATCTGACAACCCCAAGATCTGAATGTGTTTAAGAAACCTTCGATACGAATACGATCTGAATTACGATTACCATCTGTGGAATCAAATTGAGCTGTTACAAATTTAATCGGTAACTTTTGTGTTACTTGCGGTGGTTCAAGGCATGGTAGATTTTGAAGATACTGAGAGATCTCAATACCGTCTGCATTCTCTCTTGCATGCATTGCCATCGTATCTTTATAGTGATAGATCTCTGCATCAATATCTTTCGATTTCAGATACTCAAGCCACTTATCTTCTTCAAGACCAGCAACATCATGTACTTCGATTGAAACATTCGGCACCATTTCAGTTAGCTCTTTCCAAGAAACTTTCTTGTGCGGTTTACCGTATTTGTCACTTGTAAGATGAAGTGTTACATGACAGCCATGAGCTGCACCATAGAGATGCGCTTTCAACACATGATGAGCTCTATCACCAAGACCTGGCGTTGTGTATGGTTTGTCAGCTCTTACACTTTTAGAGCGTATTGCGATATGTTTAGAGTCCATAGGATGTACTAAGATTGACCGTATTGAATTTTACAGGACTTGGCATTAGATACTGTAAACGAATATTATAAGAGTTCAACATAAAATCAGACTGATCAAAGCCGAACATGTCGATTGCTTCGATCATCTTCTTTGCACCCTGAGGAGTGATAGCATAAGCGCCGGTACCAGGTGTCATCATCGAATCAAGCCATACATTCTCTTTATGATACTTCAACGGATAGTTCTTTGGCATATCGCAGACACCAAAGCTTGGCCACGAAAAGTTCTTAAATTGTTGTAGCGCAAGTTTATTGGGTGGTTGGAATACCCACTCTGCATTTAAGATGAGATAGTCTTCAAAATCCCACTCATCGTTCCATGACATCGTACAAATACCATCATGTTCGATAAAAGCCATTGGCTCATCTTCTTCAATCACTTTCTGCCAAAAGTCAATATGATTATAAGCACAAGCAGCTTTTGTAAGATAACGATTCGTGTTTTCTCTTTTGAAATCAAGCAGTCGACTCTTTTCAATAATATCGCGATCAATATTTACCGTGTCTCGAGTGTAACCTGCTTTGACTTTAACATCCCAATCGTAGAGTTTAAAAGAACTAAAGGCTTGCTTTGCCTGCTTTTCACTCTCTTCGTGGTCTTTGATATAAACTATTCTTGCTCTCATCTTGTAATTACCATATATCCACATTTACCTTCACGATTTTCGACGTGAACTTTCCATTCGGTTTTGCTCACAAAGTCTTTCACGACTTTTCCGAGTGCATAGCCATTTTGATTTATGTCATGAAACATAATATATTTTTTTACATTTTTTGCATGTAAGTCAAGTTCTTTTCTAAGATGATCTGCATGATGTAGACTATCAATATGCAACATATCAACTTCAGCTGTACATGCGGGATCAGTAGAACTACATTCGCGCATGATAACTTCTGTATCGAAGGCCTTAACCCAATCTAGAACCAAACTACTCATCTTACCCCGCCACTTATCAAGATTGATATCAACTCCAATGATTGTTTCGAGATCTTCATTTGCCATCGTCATCGTCATGATAGACAAGCCCTGATGAACACCGAGTTCCATCACAGACTTACATTCTTTTACGCACTCCATCATTTGATTGTTTCGAGGAGTAAGTTGCTTACCCCACATTGATTTGTATTTTTCAAATGCCTCATCTAGAGATATACATTCACTAAAGTCAATCGTTTTCATTGTACATCCTTCATCAACTGTTCTACGTTCTCACCTTTATTAGGTAATTTATCTTTCAAAAAAAAGTGTACGAAATGAGCTTTTTCAATATGGTTAACTGCAGAATACAGAGCATTCCATTTGAAGTCAAGATATTGAAGATTCATATTTTCTTTACGAACCCAGTAATTCAATAATGTCTGATCTGTTGACCATTTCCATGGACCCATGCCATCAACAAAATCTTTAAACTCTGGTCTCTGAATGAACTCTTTACCTGAGTCGCCGCCAAGATATTTCGTAATCGACTTATTCATTAACATGAGACCCATATTAAAGAACTGACCGCCACGACCTTCTTCGAAATACCAGTTAATATCTTTCAAAGGGCCGTATTGCATGCGTGTATAGTTATCAAGCTTTTGTTTATACCAGTCTTTGATCGGCGCTTTTGGCTCACACATGCCAGCAAAGTCCGTATCGGGCTTGAGTTCATCGAAAATATTTGGAGAGCCTGGTCTGATCCAGATATCGGCGTCGATAATGCAAATCTGATCATATACATCAAAATGATCGAAAGCATTTTCTTTCTCATAAATCGGCAAGAAGCCACCGTATTTCTCGTATGACTCCTTGCTTCGATTCGTTCTAAATACGTCAGGCTTGATTCTCATAATCGGCTGACGCTGTATCATATGAACAATTTGATGTTGTTCGCAATAATCTCTTACTGAATTAATACAATGATCATATAGCTTCGAAGGTTTACCTGTGTAAACCTGATATATCATTCGCTTCAAATTTCACTCCTTATTTCCTCGGCAGTTTTGATTGATGAGACGGAGGTGTTTTTTATTTCTGATATGCTTCAGCACCAAAGAAAGCACCGACAACAGCTGACACAGAAACAAAATATGTAGGAGCAATATCAGCTAGAAGCTGACTCGTAGATTCGAAACTAAAAGGAAGAAGATCTGTGACTACAATCCCAACAGGATATATTAGTAGACCCCATAAAGCAAACCACGCCATACGACGGATTTGATCTTCTTTTTTGTCTTCGTTTTCTGCTCTCATCATCTCTCGTTCGAGTTCAAATTCCTCATCGGTAATAATACCATCACCATCTCGATCAAAGTGTTCATACTGGCTTCCCGGTTGAAGCCTCTTCTCTGCAGCCATTTTCATACTCCGCTAGAATTATGTTAGCAATTTCTATTGCACGTTCATAACCACTGCGCAGACGATTTGACCTAAAGCCGTGTTCTGCGAACCACTCAAGTGTATTTATACTCGAGCCCGAGCCGACAGAATTAGAGAACTCCGTAGCCAACTCTTCAAACTCTGTTCTTAGATTCAATAGCGGCATATGTGTCAGTCATATCTCTCCTTCATTGCTTCAAGTAATTCCCATTCAAGATATTCGATATCATCTTCGTTACACTGAAAACGAATACCGATACCACCAGCATCATTCCACTGTTTGATGTTTTGAGGTTTATCATCAATCAGAATATTTGGAAGATTGTCTGTACCCATCCAAACGTACTTGTGTTTGTTGGCAGTAAAGATGCAGTTATCTACATCTTCAGGCATAAAGCCCCATT